GACTCTTTCTTTCTGCTATAAGCTCTTTATCTTTAATATCAGTTTCAGCAAGAACTGCTAGATCATCTATAATGCCTAATTGCATCATGTCTTTAAGTTCTGCTAAATATGCCCATCTATTAAGTGGTAATGTAGAGCCAGTTATAATGCGTACATCAAATCTAGCTGTTTCATAATCCATGAACCTACCTATAGCTTCACCAAAATCATTATACATAGGAACGTTAATTTGAACTTCCCTATCTTCTTGTAATGCATTTGGTTGCACAATTCTAAATACTTTATGAGCAGTATATACAGATTGTGAAAATTGTTTTATAACTTCTCCTAATTGTTTTAAACCAGGCTCTATTGCATTCTTCATCCACTGTTTAACACGCCTAGTTCCATATTCATCTTGAGCAAGCATACCACGATATGTTTCATGCTGAGAACCAGTATCGCCCTGCATCGAAGAATAAATGCCAGCTAGGTATTCCATATCATTTTTCCCTTCCTGAACTATCTGAAAGAACGCATTAGATAGAGGAGCTGGCTGTACAGGAGTGGGAGGAGTTGAGCCAGGACGAACTGGTAACAGCGCACCAGGAGACGAGGAGTACTTCTCCCAGTAATCTGTGTCTATTGCACCTTCTTCATGTAACCACCTTAGGCTACTACCTAAAGATGCATTGTGAACCATAAGTTGATGTGACTTGTTTATCTCTCTCTGTTTACCTATAAGAGGTGATACTGCAGAGATAGGATAAGGAGTACCCGTCCATTTATAATGAAACGGAACAAGTGGGTACTCCGTGATATTGTCGGGTAAGAATATATCATATAAAGTCGCATCACCTGCAACGCAAACTTTTCTTATTCTATTTCCATGAAAACGTATTGCTTCTTGTAAGATATTGGCAAATGAAGGATCTTTCTCAAGTATATCATATTCTTTCTCAGTAACCACCTTATTATCTATCTGGGTAGCTTTCTGAACAAGATCATTCATCATCTGAGTTTTTTGCATCTGAATCTCTTCCTGCATACGCTTTGTAGCCTTCTGCATTTCAAGTTGCATTCTCTCAGGTAGCATCTCACCGGCTTCTACCTGTGCCTGTAGTTGCTGTTGTTGCTCCATCATTTGGACTTGCATCTCAGCAGCGATCTCTTCTATTTGAGCGCTAACAGTAGCTTGTATCTCTTGAATCTGTTCTTCTGTAGGAGGTATACGATAGAATACATTCATATAAGCTATCTTTACCTTTTCATACATCTCAAAATATTCAAGCAACATATCCGTATCCCCAGTCTCTGGATCTACAGAATCAGCCTCTACAACATCTTTATAGCCAAAATCTTTTTGATAGGTATTATATGCTTTTTCTGTATAACTATAGTCATTATTCTCACTAGATGATGCTTTATTGATCTTAGCCTTTTTATCAGGAAATAACTTTATAAGCTGAGCTTTAGGTAAAATCTTTCTAACCATTACAAATGCAGCATCTCTAAATAACATATCTCTACTCTTAGGATCTACATGTATGTCAAATGGTTCTGGTTGTTCAATTCTTACCTCTCCCATTCCCCTATCCGCATCAGGATCAACTACTGCATGCAGCCAACCAATACTCTTGGTAATAGAATCATTTACAGCATTAGCATATAATGTCTCTCCTTTAGATAATGACCATATATAGTCAGCCATATCAGAAAATACTGCAGCAATCTTAGAATCAGATCCATCTACAGCTACTGCCTGCCATCTAGGACTATTGGCAGTAGCATAGAAGTTTAACATCTCTACAACAGGAGCTATCCTATTAATAGTAAATGTAGGCATACCCTGATCTTCAAGATCCTGGGTTTCTTTAGCAGTTAACTGATTGTCGTTAGAAAAATCGTGAGCTTTCTGATTTATATATTCCCACTGTATTCTATTGGACTGATTTGTTCGATTGAATATCTGGCGAACTCTATCAGCCTGCTTATCTTTACGCTTTGCCATTAATATCCCTTAGGTTTAATTCCTGGTTTTGGAGCTATCGCCCTATCTGCATTATTAACTGGAACATTACCAACAATATTAGCTTGTAATGGTTTACAGGTCTGAGCTCCAGTATTTGGATCTCTAGCAGGCTGTTGTCCTGGAGGACATTGTTGTCTATTCTGTGCTGGAGGTTGTCCTACACCTTGAGGTGCTACACCCTGATTTCTTGCTAGACCACCTTGGAACGTACCTCTATTCTGCTGAGCTTTTGCATTATTACGCATCTGTGTATTTCTATTTTGCCCCATATTCTGAGGTCTTTGTGATGTTATTCGTCTTGGTCCTGCCATTGTTATCTCCTATTGTTTAAATATGATGTTCTACTTGAATCAAATTTCGCTGTATCCCCACCGCCTTTATGATGATATTTTTGCCACCAAAGAGAATCGGACTCGACACCTATTGCCCTAAGATTGCCCACTATAGGATCTTGAAGTTTGTCAGCTAAAAAGAGAATATCTTGCTGTTCTTTTGTCAACTCTGAAAAATCAACATCACCAAGTGGTTGAAAATGCTTATCAAAATATTTATAAGCCCATCGTGGTAAACCTTCTTCCCCTAAAACATTTAAAAGTCTATTCATTGCTGTTCTTCCAGCCCCACTTCCTTGGCCAGATGCTAATTCATATTGGTACAAACCTCTACCAGGACCTCCACCTTCCTGCTTTGCATCTGGTAAATTTCTTTGACTAGGACCAGTTTCATGATATGCTATCATATTCATTAACCGTTCAACATCTTCCTGCCCAACATTACTTTCCGTCTTTTCTAATACACGTTCCATAAGCAGATCATAGGGTGGCAGTTCCTGAGGGTTAGTTATTCTTTCAGGCATTACCTTAAGCCACTCCCACCACGTCGTCTCCCCTTTTGTTGCTTTCCCCGCTTTCTAACCTCTATTTTCGTAGTATCTGGGGGTAATGCTTGTATTTCTGTAGTATTTAAAAGAGCTGTAAATAATAGAAGCTTAATCATCTTTCTTCTTCTCTTCCTCTTTCTTTTTCTTTTTAGGGCTTAAATCTTTAGTTGTAAAACAATCAGCCATTATGCAGTAACCCAATTCTTAGCTCTTGGTTTATGTCTATAATGTGTTCCATCTTTATTAGACATAATGCCTTTAGGTGGATGTGCATATTTACAAGCATAAGCCAAAGCATCAATAGTATCATCATGACCCATTCTAGGGCCAAAAGTTATAATCTCTCTTTGAAGGTCATACATGTCCTTCTTAATGTGGACCGAACCGATTGAAAACCTTTGTGCAAGTATTTCCTGTATCCTGTCACGTTTCGACATTCTATTACCTGGTTTTTCAGCGACGTACTTAACTGAAAAGTCATTCTTTCTACGCATTTCTGCCATGAGCGCTTGAAAAACTGGCTTAGACATTGAAGTATCTTCGACTGTGAAAAGGGAAGGATGGAAGATGTTATTAAGCTTGAACATGTAATCCACAATTCCCTTTTTAGCGTCCCCTGGGATCCCAAGAACAGGTAAGCTACGCTTACGAGTATAATCGAGAACATATACATTGTTATCTGGATCAACACCGACAGTAAGTAAAACACTGAAGTCGCTATCCCTACGAGCAGAATCTGTAGCGGGGTCCACACCCGCGAACACATTAAGCGGCTTAATATCCCCATCGCTTGTGTGAATATACGATATACCCGTTTCTTCATCATGTATAAAGTTCCCTTCCCAATATTTAATATGATCCCTGGTAAAAATTGCATCCTCAGCACTTTGAACTTCCATCATATATTCTTGATAGAATTTCTGAGGAGCTCCTGAATCAGAGTAAAACTTTTTCTTTCTCTCCATCTCTTTATGACCAAACCATCCAGGCCATAAAGGTGTTCCATCATCCTGTACTGCTTTATGCGTTATCACTCGCCAGCTGAAATCCTCACTCTTAGATTGTGCCCTATTGTAGTTAACAAGGATATTATTGATGAAACTATCAAAATGAACGGGAGTACCATTAATACGAAGGCGACCAGTACCAGGTTCGAGAGCAGGGAAAACAACAGCCGTAACAAGGTTATTGATTTTAGCTCTAGACTCAGGCGTAACGGTATTATTTTCGTCTTCAAAATCATCCAGGACGATGAGGTCGTATCTTTTGTGCAACTTAGCGCCTCCCCTAATACCTGAAAGGTTAGACTTGCTGATAAGCTTAGTGCCATTTTTAAGTTCGATATCATCTTCTGTCCATTTTCTCCCTTTTAAATTCCCGAAATAATACAAAAACTTATC